TCTCCTAATGTGTTTAAGTTGGAATATAAAACTGTGGGAGGAAAATCAATCGCAGGTGTAAATAAATTTAAAATATGTGCTCTTCAAGGAGTATCCGTAAATTATGCTCCTGATGGTCAATGGTCAGCATATAAAGAAGGACAACCAGTTTCTTACACAATGTCTTTAGGATTTCAAGAAATTGAACCCATATACGAAAGTGATTATCAAGATACAATATTTGATGGTCTATCTGGTGATTATAATGAAATCACAGAAAACGATATAGGATACTAATATGTCATACTTCAGAGAACTTCCCAACTTTGAGTACGTCTCAAATTTTCCAAATCAAAGTTTTAATGATGATTATACTGTAACAAAAAATCTATTTAAAAGAGCAAAACTTAGAGATGATATTGCAAATGCAGTTTCTGCCTTTGAATATTACCAAATAATAGATAATGAGAGACCAGACCAAGTAGCACAAAAAGTTTATAATGATTCATCTCTTGATTGGGTTATTCTAATCTCAAATAACGTTACAAATCTAAATGACCAATGGCCTTTAGATAATAATAGTCTTTATAAGTATCTTTTGGATAAGTATGGTGATGACGAAACAATAGCACAAGTCCATCACTACGAAACGATAGAAGTTAGAGATAGTTTTGATAGATTGATTCTTCCTGGTGGTTTGCAAGTTGATCCACAAAAAACAATATCAGTCACAACAAACACAACAGATACTGAATATAATCTATCTGAGTTTCCAAGTGCTGATGCCGACAATGTAATCACAATTAATTTAAATCAATTTGTTCGTGTTTTTGGAAATTATATATCTAACGAAAATACTGATGCCATTGTAAAAGATATTGAAACTAATAAATCCTTCCTACAAGTAAAAGCACGAGATACAAACACACCAATTTCAATTATAAACACTTTATCAAATTGGCCTAATAGTTGGGGTGGAAGTTTTTCAGTAGTTGGAAGAAACAGTATATCTACAACTATACAAGTCGGTGATGTTGTCTTTGATAATGATGTTGCATTAGACCCAACACTGTATGAAATTGTCGGAGAAATTCAAGACGGAAAGGTTGTTCCAGTATTTAAATTCCTACCTCAATCCTAAATAAAAATAAAAAATGGCAACTCCATTACCTGGCGTAAAAATAAAAATATCTACAGAAAAACAAGATACCAAAATCACTGCACCAGCAGGAAACGTAGTATCAACAAAAAATAGTTTTAAAGCAGTTTCAAATTATGAATATGAGGTTGACCAAAACGAAAAAAAAAGACTTATTTTAATTCTAAAACCAGAATTTCTTTCAGTATTCATAAGTGATATGAAGAACATTATGAAATATGATGAGTCTTCTCAATACATTAATCAAACAACTAAACGTGGTTATAATCCAAAAACAACTGGGGTATGAACCCTACAGACAAAAAAATACCCCCGATTTTTTTCGGGGGTAAAATGGATTTAAAAGTTGATTTTGAAATCAGTCTGATGCCAACTTTTGAAAGTATGAAAGTGCGTCATCTTCATCTTCATCATCATTAGAAACAGAAGAACGAACTGAAGTAGTTTCTTTCGCAGGACGTGAAACTTCAACTTCTTCCTCCTCATCAATCGTCTCGGGGTCTTGATACTTAGGAGTTCCTTTGAGACCAAGTGTATAATCAAGACGTTTCTTCAAATCTTCATAAGACTTGAACTCACCTGGAGCAACAAAGTCATTCAAGTTGTTGAGTGTCTTATAGATTGTTTCCAGTTCATCATCGTCTTCAAGAAGAACAGAAGATGGTGCGAACTCGGACTTATCGTAGTTCCAATAACCATCTTTCTTTACCAACTTCAGTTTGAAGTTAGCACCCTTCCAGAAATCAAAAGGATTGATTGGTTCTTCATCATCAAACTCTGGTTGCATAGAAGCCATAATCTTATCAAAGATTTTCTTACCAAACTTATAAAGGAACACTCGTCCTTCATTCGCAGGGTTCGCAGGATCTTTTACAACATAAATGTTTGCGAAATAAGAAAGTTTACGCTTACGATCACGAACAATATTTTGATTGTCCTTACTGCCAGTATTCCAAAGTTCACGGTTTGCTTCACATACAGGACAGTTTTGTCCCAAAGTAGTGAGGCAATTATCAATCATCCATTTTCCATTTGATTGAAATGCGTGAGACCAAACTTGAACCCAAGGCAGATCACAACCCTCTGGTGCAGGAAGAAATCGAATGATTGCGGAACCAGTACCACCCTTATCCATTACTGGTTTCCAAAAACGTTCGTCATCTTTCGAACCAGTATCATTCAATTTTTCAACTTGTTTGATGAGTTTTTCGGTCAAAGAACCCAGCTTTGAGACGTATTGTACATATTAATTGTAGCAGTAATGAAGTTATTTGTCAAGTGTTTCTTCAAGGTTTTGGATTGACTCTTCCAGTTTTTCAAAGAAAGCATTCAAATTATCTCCTGGTTTCAATCCAAAAATTTTGGCAGAATCCAGAATTCTATTTTTCATTTCAATTGCTTCTGGGTCATCAGACAATGATAATCTAAAAACAAAATTTTTTTGTTTTTCTAAAAAAAGTTTCATCTTATCAAGATGTTCCTTTTTTTGTTTTGAGTCAAAGAAAGGAAGAGAAAACAATTCATCAAAAATACTCTGCTGAAGTTCTTCCAATTCAAGTAAAGATTCTCTGACTTGTTCCGAATCAAAAAATCTACTCATAACACAATCTCCTGAAGAACTTTCTTGTACTTTGCTACATCAATATTTAGAAATGGTTTGTATTTTATAATTCTTAACCTAACGGTTTCCCACACTGGGTCTGTTATTTTTTTATCAAACTTTTTAACATAACCCAATATCATATCCAATATCACCATTGTTTCTAAACTGACTGCTTTTTGAAAATACTTTTTAAGAATTTCTGGATGTTGATTATTTTTTACCTCAAACAATTTTTCAAAATTATCTTTTTGGATAAAAACTTCACATTCAGTTTTAAACAAATAAAAAAGACTCTGAGATTTTTTCAACCAATTAGTATATGTTTCTTCCCCACTACGAATAATTTCACCAATCCAAAGTGATTGTGGGTCATTACATTCAACAAAATTTGCAACAAAATATGCTTTGATTTCATCATCACTCTTCTGTCTAGAAGTTCGTTCAAAGAAAAATCTATCTTTCCTCTTATGAAAAGAGTCCAGAGATGCTCTGGACTTTCCACAATACTTAAAGTAATCGTAATTTTCTTTTGTAAAATGATTTTTAAATGCTAAGTAAGTTTTATATACATCAAATGGGGTCACAATGGCAATTTAGCACGAGTAGTTTTTTTCAAAAAATTCAATTCAATAGCATCATTTTTAATTTTTTCCTTTAATGGTTTTGAAATTAGTTTAGAAACCGTTTCAATTTCAATGCTATTCTCTTCACAATAAGTAACGATTGCGTCAATATAATTAATTTTAGAATTTTTTACAATGTTTTCTATATCCTGAGCAAACCTTTGAGGACATAAAAATTTACTATTTAATTCGTCCTTTACTTTATCATTCATATTGGTGAAGTTTATCTCTAACAAATTCTCTAATATATTCGGTGAGTAATTTAATGTATTTTTGTTTGTCATATTCTTCATAAACAATGCATTCTCCATTTTCACAAGCCATAATGATGACTAATTTCTTTACCATTATACCAGTAATCTCGTATAACATACAACCATATGCCATACACTGAACAAAATAGTGTTCAATCCACTCTCTTGGTTTTGGTTTTTTAGAAGTTTTAAAGTCGATTATTGCTAACTCACCATTATACTCTCCGATACAATCTACAGTTCCTGCAATACCAAGAACTTTACTGTAAAGAGAACCTTCAAGAGCATGAATATTATTTATACAATTTAATTCTGGTTTTGCAATTTTGAAGAGAAAATCAGATAAAGGTTGGACTGGTGGAAGGTCTTTATTGTAAAGATAATTTTCCACCAGTGTATGCATATCAGTTCCACGACTGGTTGCTTGTTTAGTAATTTTATCTGCTTGCTTTTCCCCAACTTTTTTTCTCCAATCAGCAAAGAACTGACGGTTCTTATGACTGGTTACAGAGGTAATTGAAACAAGTTTAATTGGTTTATCTTCTTCTGGTATTGTGTAATAACGAACACCATCTATGGTTTCCCTTTCAAGTTTTGGAAGATTAATATCAATATGAGTGAAAAGATTACTTTTTATTTGTTTTTCACCATATAATTCATTATATTTTTCAATTAAAGGATTAGACATTAATAACCTGCTTCCATTTTTGCAACAATATATTCCTTAACAAGTCCAGACCTACAAATATCATCTACTCCAAATTCAATAATATCAAAAGATTCCATCTTTCTTAGAATATTCATAAAATCACTAATGCCGTTTCTTTCATTTGTTTTAACCAAATCAGATTGTGTGGCATCTCCACAAAAAATAATTCTGCTATTTTCACCGACACGAGTAATGATAGAATCCAATTCGTGAAAATTAAGGTTCTGATATTCATCAACAATAATGATTGAATTATCAAGTGTTGTACCACGAATAAAAGATGTGCTCCAAAACTTTACAGTTTCCTGAGATTTGAGATTACCATAAAGCATCTCAAAATCAGCATCACTGGGCATTTGGAACATATACTTTACCATATTCTTATAAGGAATTTGATAAAGAGCAGACTTATCATCGTGGTCTCCTGGAAGAAAACCAATCTCACGAGTTGCTACAAGAGAACGAACCACATAGATTTGTTCGTATGGTGTTGTCTCATCTAATACATCTTTAAGTGCATTATAGAGACTGATAAATGTTTTACCAGTACCAGCACAACCATAAGCAACCAAATGTTTTCCGTTTTTATATGATTCAAAAAGTTTTCTTTGATTCTCTGTTAAAGGTTCAACATCAATGAGATAATCAGCACTGATTGGTTTTCTCCTCTTCATCTGTTTGGATGTGTAACCAACACCAATTGGTTGATTGTCATTGTTTCTTCTTTTTCTTGCCATAGTTAAATCGGTTTTACGTTTGCCCCAGGAACCTTTGAAACTTTAGAAAGTACCTCATTCCATCCAGGATTTCTGCTGACGTGCTTACTTAGCATATCACCAATCTCTCCTGGTGTGGCACATCCTTGTGACCAATCACGGGACCAAGGTTTATTATTTTCATACCAATCCATAATATCATGGACACTCATTTCAATAACTTTTTTTTCACCCGTTTCCGGATTATAAACTGGATATATTGCCATTAAACCAATCTCCATCCTTTATGTTGTTGTTGTCTTCCTCTACGCAAATCATATATGCAAGAGGGTTTTAAATTGTGTAGTTCACAAAATTCATTAATATTGTCACCATTATATATTTCCCCCTTTGGAGACATCAATTTAAACGATTTAACATGTAAGGGAGGTTTTATTCCCATATCTTTATTTCGTTTAGAAAGACGATTTTTCGCATCTTCACTCATACCTGGACCCAATACTCTACCCTTGCAGGAATTTCGTATCTTTTCTTTACTTTTTTCAGTATGTCCAGTAAAGATAGGAGGAGCATCTCCACCATTTGATTTATTGCGAAGAATTCCAGTTCCCAAATCTTTTCTACCAAAAACATTAATCATATAAATTTCATGTTTATATGCAGCATCTTCTGTAAGATTATTTTTAAGAATGAGTATTCTGTCTTTTGGTGGAGGAGAAAAGAAATCATGTTTTTGATATGCTCTTCTACCTTTACCTTTACCAATATACCATGGAGTTTTATCTTCTCGTAAATAAGCGTAAGTATAATACTCCATAAAATTACAAAATCAACACAAAAATATTTAGGGACTCAGACGTGCTCTATGCAGTCTCTTCTCTTCATAGTAGTTCCAAACATTTGGTGCCCATAGTTTCAGTTCGGGAGCAATTGCATCACAAAGTGCTTGAATTTCAAGTTGAGCATCAAGTTTTGAACGAAGATCCATAAAGTGAAGAACAGACCTTAGATTGAAAGAAACCACAAAGTTCTGACGAATTGCCTGAGGAAGATAATCCCGAATATGCTCTTCACACATACCCTGCTCATAGTAATCAACATACTCCTCACACTCACTCAAAATGCGATCTAACTTGCGTTGTCGGTGCTCTTCGGTCCATTCATACTTCTTACCCTTACGATTGGTGTAGAATCCCACAGGGCGCACATAGAAGACCTCTTCAACATCAAGTTCCTTTTTAGCAACCTTAACTACACGCTTTCCAGTATAACGCTGAGATTGAACATCCCAACTAGTTCCGATACGATGAGTTCTTGCCTGAACGATAACATTATGAACAAATCCAGCACAAGAAAAAGTAATGCCAGGGTGCTCAATTGGACCCCAATGCCCTCTCTCATTAGCAAGCAATTGTTCAACAATCCACTGACCACATTCGTGATGGTTAGGAACTGGAACGTTATGAATCGGAACTTCAGAATAATCGCCCTTTCCTGCTTGCCAAATAACTTGTTCTGGGATTGGATAACCCTGAAGTTTTACAACTTCAAGTCTTTTATCCAGTTCAAGAAGGTCTTTTGCTTTAATAGGTTTCATTTCTTTCCAAATCCTTTTGTTGTTTTTGCTTCAAGTTCTGCAAGTTCTTGTTTTACTACTCGCAGTTGTTTTTTCATATCAATCAGTTGCTCAGAAGAATATAGGTGTTCTTGTTTTGTCAATCTTTCAAGCAACTTTACTAGTTCTCGTGCTCTATTAGTCATTATCATCCTCAAAGATTTCGTCGTAATCTAAAATTGGTCTTTTTCCCATCGGTTTCATAGGAGTGTAAGCAGAAACATCAGAATAAATTTCTGCCTTTAGAGAATCAACTAAAAGTTCCAAATTACGGACAATAAGTTTTAGTTTTTCTTTATCCATAGAATGTTTTCTTCTCACTTTATGTTAACACAAAAAAAGGGAGAAGACAATCCCCCCTTTATCTTATTTTTTTGTTTTTTTATCTTTAACTTGATAGTTATATGATTTTGGATTTACAGTTCCTTCTGTCCATTTAATCTTTAAGATATTGCCTTTACCATATTGGTCGTAGTAATTATCAAATACTTCTACAAACGAACCTGCTTGAACAATATCATATTTTGTTTGATCATCTTCAAGATATGTAATTAAATAAGAGTTCCTGGGTAAACTTTTATTATTTGATACAGAAGGATCACAATTTTTATGTATTATTAGCATAATTAACTTCTATTTCCCCAAGTAATATCTGGGTATGCTTCAGAAACTATTTCTTTAGTAATTTTATATCTTGTTTGTAATTTTTTATCTTTACACAAACAAAGAATCTCTGCTTCTAATGGATGTAAACCTTCCAACAGATTTACAAAAATATTTTCTCTACGAATACCATTTAAAGAATCATTACCACCCTTTACAAAGTTATAAAATTTATCATATTCCTTACGTATTGTAGAATACTTTTGGTCAATTGCTCCGATTGAAGAATCACTCAATTGTTTAACTGCTTCTTCAATTCTTTCAGACATTGTTGTCGTCTTCATCGTATTATCCCCAAAAAAGGGAACATCACCTTCTGGTAAAACGGATATTACCGATTCATCAAAATTCCATATAAAAATTGCTTTTAATGAATCGTGCTCATATTTTTTAAGCACTTCGACTTTTTTTACATTAGTTCTTTGTGAACTAGCAAGATTTAAAACTTCAAAAGCAAAAGGATTTGCAGGAAGATCTATATTTTCATTTACAACTTCTTTTGCTTTTGAAGTGGTTCTTTTAGTCGTTGTTTTTTCTTTTACTGTCATTGTCATAAAATTAATGCAGAATTAAATTAATTAAATTTATTTATCAATCATTATCACTATCATCTTCATCAATAAAATAATCAGGATCAAATCTTACTGAAACAATTTCTTGATCAATTAACTCACCATTTTTATTGTAAAACTCTGGATGATAAGCAATTTGTTTTGGTCCTTCTTGATAGTTCATCATATATTCTCTGGCACTCCATCCGATAAAAAGTCCCACCATAAAAAATAAAACAATTAAAAAAGAACCAAACACTAAATATGTTGCTGTCATTGATCTTCTCCGAGAGACTACTTTTTTTTCATTATATCTAATTCAATTTTGAGGTATATCTCTCTTTTGAGTAGAGAAAATACTTTTTCAAAATTGAAA